CTCCCCGGATTCTCCCCAGGCGCCCCCCAGCTAAGACCGTCATCCAGCGCGTCTACAGCCAGTCTCGGGCCCTGAATGGCAATGGGCATCGGGCTGTCTACGGCGCTACGCGCCGAGGCTGCCGGGCTGGTAGGGCAGCCCCTTGCGCTCGGCGAAACGACGACGCTCCTCCTCCAGGGCTAGAACGCAGCTGCCGCAAGCGCACAGCTCGTACCTGTCTCCCCGTGGCGTGACGATCTCGTCGATGCGGGTTGCGAAGATTTGGGCATCGCCGCAGCGGAAGCACGATCCGATGACCCACGAATAGTGGGCCAGGATTGCGTCAGGGGTCATCGCCGTCTCCGCAGAAGCTGTCATCCCTCTACCACTAAGGGCTGCGCCAGTACCGAGGAGCCGCAGCCGGACGCCGGCGCCTACTCCCTCATGCCCCATGGGTGCAACTGTCACGTCGCCGTTCATCCTTTCGAGTGAACACACGTTCTATTCACGACGATAGCCCCACGCTTACGGCATATGCCAGAGCGTCACAGGTCCAAGCGGATGCGTTGCTTCCGGCCATACCCACACCCCTTCGTTTGAACCATGATCACAAAAAGCCTCAGAATAGCTGCTGACAAACGATCATGGTCGGGGCGAGCGTTTGACGAGTGCCCGCCGATCAGCCCGACTGGATCAACCGCGCCCAGCAGGCGCTAGGGCGGCGGGTTCGCGATGCGCGCATGCATGCCGACCTCACACAGGAGGAGCTGGCTGAGCGCGCCGAGATCGACCGTTCCACGATTCAGCGCATAGAGCGCGGCCAGAACGATGCGAAATTCAGCCACCTCCTGCGAGTAGCCCGAGCCCTGAACATGTCCACGCGTGACCTCATGCCTTGACCAGGACGCGCGTGATGCCGCAGGGGGTCGTCGGCTACCCACCGTGCGGAACTCGTCACGAGTGTGGCTGAAAGATAGTGATCGCGGAAGAGTGCACTCCGCATTTATGAGCACCCGACAACACTTTCAACCTGAACAGACAGGCTGGCGCACCCAACCCTCCAACGGGATCCACGTGGCAGAGCCCACGCCCGAGAGACACGAGCTTTGTCAGACCCCCGACCTAACCTGGGATGCATGTCCGAGTCGCACAGAGAGACCCTCAGCCCCGAAGCCCTGAACGATGCGATCCGCGAACTGTGGACCCGCGCCGGCGAGCAGCGGCGCTCGCTGACGGCCGACGAGCAGCGGATCTATCACGTGCTCGTGGCGGCTTGGTCCGAGGCGACGCGCGTCGAGCAGGAGCTTGCGGCTTAGGATCCGGCCGTGGCGATCGAACTTTCAGACGACCTCATCCGACTCGAGCAGAAGGCGTGGGCCGAGATTCAGGCCGGCGCCCTGACTGTGGAGACCGCGAACGCCGTGCAGGACGCAGTGGTAGCGCACGCCGAAACAACCGGCCAGCCCCGGTACGACGTCGAAGCGGCACTGAAGAAGCAGGTCCGGCACCCCGAGGGCTGACCCTCGAATGCGTCCCGCCCGTCGGGCGCTGTCCCCGATCGGGGTCCGACGGGCGGGTCCGAGTGCGCTGCAGCCAGCAAGCGCGGATAGATGTCTACCACTGTACGAGCGGGCAGTGACAACGACAGGCTCCACTGGCATCCATAAATCGAACAGACGTAGCATTCGATGCATGAACGGCCTGTCCACCTCCGAGCGCCTCGAAAAACAGCGCACCCTGCGCGACTGGCTGGCCTATCAGCTGGCCCAGGCTGAGCGAGCCATCCGGGCGCTCGAAGCCGAGGAGGCCGAGGAGAAGAGGCGTCGGGAGGTCGCTCGGCGGGAGATGTCCTGGAAGGTCGTCCCATCCCGCGCGGTCGAGGGTTACCCGTCGCTGCATCGCGGCAACTGCCCGAACGCCAAGAACATGCCCAGTCTCCTCAGCCGCGACGAGGTGAAGACCGCGTTTGAGCAGTTCCCCGAGCTGGAGATGTGCGACCTCTGCGCCCCGTGGGGCAGCCTCGGCATCGACAAGCCGACCCCCCGCCGACCGGGCGGAGGAGCTCCCTAGCCTGCTCGCTTCCGCGTCGTCTTCTTGGCGGCCGTCTTCTTTGCCGGCGCCTTCTTGGCTGCGGCCTTCTTCTTCGGCTTCGGCATCTCGTGGACGGTCGCATCCCCCGCGGTCTCGCCGCGGGACTCCTTCGCCTTCGCCACCGACTCCTGCAGCGCCGCCATCAGGTCGACGACCTTCCCGGCCGGCGCCGCTTCCTCCCCCATCGACTTGGGCTGGCGGTGCTCGGCCTTCGCGTCGATGACCTCGACGAGCGCGTCCCGGTAGTGGTCGACGAGCTCCAGGTCGTCCAGGTGCTCCGCGCTCATCGTGTCCATGAGCGCAAGCGCGCCCTCGATCTCCTCCTCGGTCAGGGAAGTCTCGTCGGGGCGGAGCTCGTCGGGGGAACGGATCTCGTCGTCCCAGTGCATCGAGTTCAGCAACAGGGCGTCTCCCTTGACCCTGAGCATGCCCAGACGTTCGCGGCCGCGGAGGGCGAACTTCGCGATGGCCACCTTGTCGGAGCGCTCGAGGGCCTTGCGGAGCAGGACGTAGGGCTTCGCTGCGACGGGGCCGTCTGCGGAGAGGTAGTAGTTGCCTTCGCCGAGGCGGATCGGGTCAATGCTGGCCCGGTCGACGAACGCGACGATGTCGATCGCCTTCGCGGTCGGCAGAGGCATGTTCGCCAGGTCGTCCTCAGTGATCGGGATGACGTTGTCCTTCGAGACCTCGTAGCCCTTGCCGATCTCGTCCTGCCGCAGCTCCCTGCCGTCGACCTCGCACACCTTGCGGTAGCGGATCGGCCCGCCGTCTTCCAGGTGGATTTGGCGGAAGGAGATCGAGTGCGACTCGGTAGCAGGTTCCAGCTTCACAGGCACTGTGACCAAGCCAAACGAGATCGCTCCGGACCAGATCGGACGCGGCATGGAGTCCTCCAGGAACCCCCCTGGCGGTCGGACACCCAGCCTATGCAGGCCCTCGGTGTGATCGCACGCCTGAGGCCTCCCGTGGGGAGGACCGGGAGGTCGGCGCGGCCCGCCTGTCGGCGCAGGCGGGGCCAAGCGCGATCCCTCTCCGGGGGTGGAATGCGAGGACCGCGTGCCGCCCAGACTGCACCCGCAGCAGGCGCGACGCTAGAGGCGTGCACGAAAGAGTCGGCGGCATATGACGACGCCCGCCCCCGGCGAGGTTGGGAGCGGGCTTCCTACCGCTACTTCTGCAACTCATCGGCCGCATCGTGGCCAGTGTGGACGATGCCAGACAGTTGCTCTCGTTGGGTCGAGTCGATGACGCCGTTCGCGTGGGCCCCGTTGAGCAGCAGAGTCACCATCTCCATCGCCACACGGAGCGACGCCGCCGTCTTGGGATCAGTGAGCGTCTGGCCGTGCTTCAGATACAGCGCCTCCCAGGTCTCGATCATCATCTGGCGCCGCTCGATGCTGGGATCTTCCCTGAAGAGCGGGATCACGTTGTCACTGTTGTCCATGCCGCAGTGTCGCCGACGTCTTGCGCCGGGCGGAACCTCCTGACTGAGGAGAAGCGCGTAACGTTCCCTTAAGCGCGATCCTCGAAGGCGTCGAGAAGCGCCACGACGGCGTCCCGCTGCCTGGGATTCAACCGCTGCAGGCGCTGGGCGAGCGCCGTCACTTCGGGCGTTGTTGGCTCGCCCTTCCCGCTCAGAACGGACTCGACAGCGCCCGCCGGCCACCCCAGAGCTTGGGCGATGGCGGGCACGGTGTACGGCATCCGGCTGCGCGGAGGCTTCCCGGACTCCGCACCCTGCACGCTGCCGATTGAGACACCAGCTGCACGCGCCAACTCCTGCTGGGATTGGCCGCTGCGCTGCCGAGCCGCTCGCAGCATCTGGCCGAGTCGCTCCCAATCCTCCGGACACCAGGTCACTACTGCTCCTTCTCCAGCCTGGCGGCCAGTCGTGCCGCTAGTCCGTAGGTGGGATGGTCGTCGAGGGCCCGGCGGCGCCGGTTGTATCGCTGGGTGGTGCGGGGGTCGCTGTGGCCGACTGCGTCCTGGACGCGTTCGAGGGGCACGTTCTCGGCGAGGTTGTCAGTGATGAACTGGTGCCGCAGGGTGTGGGGCTTGATGCTGGCCGCGACGGGAATGTCCGCTGCACGGGCCAACACGCGGAGATGCTTCCAGACCTCGGACTGGGACCAGCGCCGGCCAGAGTCGGTGACGAACAGCGGCCCTTCGATACGACCGTCGAGGTACCGCTCGAGGGCGTCGAGCGCCAGCGGGGGTACGGGCACGAGCTGCCGCTTGCCGCCTTTGCGGCGGAGGGGCAGGGTGCGGTGTCCGCGGTCGTAGCCGAGGTCTGTGACGTCGAGGGCGAGGGTCTCGTCGATTCGGGTCCCGAGGAGGTACAGCAGGGTGACGAGGGCGTAGGAGCGGGGTGCCCAGTCGCGGGCGGTAGTGATGAGTCGCTCGACTTCCTCGGGGGTCATGCCTTGGGTGGGGCTGTGGTCGGGGTCGACGAAGGGGCGCTGGACGTGGGTGAAGGGGTTGGTGGCGACGGCTTCGAGGCGGGCGGCGTAGTCGTAGAAGGAGCCGGCGGCAGCGAGGGCCTGTGCTTGGGCGGCCGGCGACAGGGTGCCGCCGCCTCGTCCGGGCTGCTGGGCGAGGTGGTTGGCGTAGGCGTCCGCAAGCGGGAGTTTGACCTGGAGGGGGTGAATGCCAGCACCGCGGGCGTAGGCCTCCCAGCGGAGGAGGTTGCGGGCGTAGGCGCGGCGGGTGTGGGCGCTCTTCTGGCGGGTGCACCAGGCGCCCGCTGTGGTGGGCAGCGGATCCCGGTCGCCGTACAGGTCTTCCAGGCGGGCGCGGAGCTTCTTCGCCTCCGGTTTCCAGTCGTCGCGGGGGTCGTGCCGGTCGGTCGACAGTTCTGAAGACGGGCGCGGGACGAGCGCAGCCGCCTCGTCGGGCTCAGTCATCGTCCGCTTCGTCGCCGCAACGGCGGCATTCGTTGCCCTCGCCGACCGGCGGATAGTCGTGTTCGGGGTACGTCTCGCTGTCCGGGCCGATGCAGTCGTCCTCCAGCGGGAAGTACTCGTGCTTCTCTCCGCCGACGGGCGGCATGTAGCTGGAGTAGGTCACGGCGCGCTCCTTCACGGTTGCGAGTATTGAGTAACTGGCATTATCAACCATCGAGTTGCCCGCTGTACACGGTTCCGAGAAGGTGTCGGGATGACCGAGAAGACGGGCACGGGTGCCTGGATGATGCGAACCACGATCGGCTGTGACAGCGAGTCCGAGTGGGGACAGCGCTGGGATCCGGAGGCGACTCCGGTGAGCGAGGCGGACGTGGCGCGTCGGCGCGAACGACTCCTCGAGATCCTGTTCGCCCCCAGGCCGGACGACCCGCAATAGGGCATCTTATCGAGGCTCCAGCACTCCAACGATGCGCATCTAACGACCGATTGATGAACGCTCCGAATGTGTAGCACACTTGACATCTGTCTCCCTGGGGGGCAACCTATGTCTAGCGCGCTACACGGGGTGGCGCCGGAAGGGGACATCGCCATGAACCTCACCATCGACCAGATCCAGGACCTCTTCCACGGCCGCATCAACGAGGTCGACCGCGGCGACGATTACGACGTCATCAAGCGCGAGGACGTGCTCGCGCTGGTCGACAACTCCGACATCGACGTCGACGACGACGGCAACCCCCTCGAAGACCAGTGGGAGATCCTCGCTGAAGCGCTCAGCGACGCCCCCACCGACAGCCCCCGCGAACGCGCACTCATCGACGTCGAGGCCACTGCCAACGCCCTCGGCCACGCGGAGAAGGCCCGTGACGAGGCGATCCGCGCGGCAATTAAGGCGGGGGCGTCCGTCATCTCCATCGCCAACGCCGCTGGCCTCAGCCGCGCCCGTATCTACCAGATCCGCGACGGCCGCCGCTGAGACACGAAGGAGCCCCCTCCGCCCGAAGGCGGAGGGGGCTCTGTCATGCTGCGTCGTCGTTCGGCGGCAGGTCCGGTTCGAGGTGCAGGCCCTCGTGCTGCGGCTGGGGTGGTTCCTCGATGGCGCCCATGGCGACGAGGGTGTCCGTGTCGGCAGCGGTGTCGTCGACACGCGGCCGCACACGACGCGGGGGCGGGGGTTCGGTCATGCCAGTCTCCTGTACGCAGCGGAAAGCAGTAGGCCGGTGGCGTTGCCGTTCCCCTGAGACGGAGGGGGTGCAGAGTCGCGGCGGCACACGAGCGCATCAGGATCATCTCGCGGGGGCTGAAGGCTGTAGCCGTCGGGGCAATTCTGCCCGTCCTTCCCATCAGCGCCGTCGCGACCGTCGGCCCCGTCCTTGCCTGCGGGGCCTGGCTCACCCTGGGGCCCGGCAGGTCCTGCGGGTCCCGTTGGGCCGGTTGGGCCCGTCACCCCAGGGGGGCCGGTTGGTCCGGGCTGTCCGACGCCGTCCGCACCAGCGTCTCCCGTGGCGCCGGGGCTTCCGGACGGCCCCGGGCTGCCAGGCGGTCCCTCTGGCCCAGTTGGGCCGGGTTCCCCCGGGGGGCCTACGGGTCCGGGCGGCCCCTCAATGCTCTTGCCGGGTTCGCCGCGGGACCCGGGCGGACCCGCTACAGGCTTCCCACCCAGGCGCTCGACCTGAGCCGCCAGCTGATCGCGGGCGTCATTAGCCGTGCGGAGATCCTGCGAAAGGGCGACCACCTGCACCGCCAGCCAGCCCAGGAGCACAACGACGAATATCAAGGTGAGGGCAACTAGCCACTCAGCTCGCGGAAGCCGCAGCGGCGTGCCCTTCTTCCGAACGCCTGTCACCGGGAGACCACCGCCCAGATCGCGACCGCAGCCGACAGCAATGCGAGCAGAACCGGCACCACCAGCTGGTAGAGCCGAGCCTGCCGTTCACGCTCACGACGGTCCCGCTCAGCAAGCTGGTACTGCTCGAACTCCGCGTCGAGACGCTCCCTCGCGTCGCGTTCCTTCTGCACGTCCTGGGACAGGGCGGTGATTCTCTGGTCGGTGTAGGCCGACTGCAAGGAGTAGACCTCCGTCGACACCACGCGATCCAGACGGGCGTTGAGACCCTGCCCCAGGGCGTGTATCTCGGTGCGAAGGGCGTCGACGGTACGCCCGAGCTCGCCGACGCTCAGCTCGTCGGGCACGTGCTACTCCGATCAGACGCCGGTGAGCTTGCTGCGCGCCGGGGTTGGGCTGACCTGGCCGCGGGTGACGAGCGCGAGGACGGCGAGGACGACGGCGTTGAGGGCGCCGACCGTCTCGGCGCCGACGTTGAAGCCGTAGGCGGCGAGCAGGGCGACAGCCGCGGCGACGAGACCGGTGAATGCGCTGGGCGCGATGGGTCGGGTCATGGCCGCCGTGGCTGCGGCAAGAACCGCGGAGATGACGGCGACGATCGCGCCGGCCTGCTCGCCAGAAAGGCCCACATTGAAGGTGACGAGCAGGCTCAGGCCCGCCGAGATTGCCGCGATGACGAGAGCGGGCTCGCGTCCGAAGATGCGCATAGGACTTCTCCGATCAGTCGGTGGTGCGGGTGCCGGTCTCGGCGAGGCGGGTTACTGCGGCGGTGAGCGCGTCGAGGCGGGCGAGGATGTCGGCGGTGTCCTGGTCCCGCCAGACCAGGAACGTGCTGGCGCGGCGGGTGGGGTCGGTACCGGGCTTGGCGGTCGGCGAGCTGAATCGCCGGGCCCACACCTCATCGGCGGTGGCCTTGGCGATCTTCTTGATCTCGGCATCGGTCAGGGCCACGTTGGTCTCCTCCTTGGGTGCCGGGGCGGGCTTTGTCGGCACGGGGTTCTTGGCGCCCAGCCGGTCGTCGATCCGGGCTCGCATCGACGCCATGGTGAAGCCGCGGGGGTCGGCCTTGTCGTCGGACCACTCCAGGTGTCCGATTGCGCTCTTAGCCGTCCAACCATGCGCGCGGCAGAGTGCGGCCGCGGCCTTCTCGATGGCCTCCAGCTGAACGGTCGGCCACGGGTCCTTGCCGTCGCCGAGGTTCTCGCACTCGAAGCCGTAGAAGTGCCGGTTTCCGTCGGTGCCGTTGCTGTTGCCGACATCCGGCCGAGGTGGTCGATCGCCGTAGGACTCGGCCTTCACTGCGGCCAGCACGTCAGGGTCTCCGCCGCCAGCGTGGTTCGTCCGGCCGTAGCCAATGACGTGGACCGTGCCGTCCTTGGCGATGACGCCGTGGCACAGCGGGCCGGGCAGGCCGGCGTAGCCGTCGCGGCAGATGCGGACCGTGTTCGCAGTGCCGCGGGTGACGGTGTGGTGGATCATCACGCCGTGGACGGGGCCCCACGGGCGGCCGGACGCGGTACGGGTATGGGTGGCAGGCCGGCCGACCTCGACCACCTTCAGGCCCTCATCACGCAGAGCGGCGACGAAGCGGGTGTAGCTGAGCGGAGCGGCCATCAGGCCTCCAGACATGAGGAAAGCCCCAGCCGGGCGGCCCAGGGCTGACGGTGCGGGGGTGGGCTGACCTATACAGGAATGAGCCGGAGGTACCGGTAGCGCAGGTTGCTTGTTCCCCCGCCGCCGGCGATGCGGTGCTGGAGGGTGACGGTGACGGTCTCTCCGGCGGGGGCTGTGATCTCTTGCAGGCCGGCGAAGGGGCCGGCGGATACGGTATTGGCCCATTGGGTGGCGACGTCGTCGTCAGGGTTGTAGACGATGCCGCTGGTCACGCCGGCCGCGATCGGACAGGACAAGGTGTTGGCCCCGACGGTGTTGTCGCAGCGGACGCCCCAGTTGACGTGGATCTTCCCGGAGGGCGGCATGGTGATGATGGCCGACAGGGGCGACGAGCCGTTGGAGAACGTGGAGCCGGTGAAGGTGCGGTTGATGTCGTCCTGGACGAAGACGGGTTCGAGGTAGCGGGCCATCTCGACCCATGCTGATCCGTCGTAGAGATAGACCCGGTTGGTGTCCTGAAGGTAGGTCTGCATGCCTTCAACGGGGGCGGCGACCCCTGTGAGGGCTGCGGTGCGTGCGGAGGCCGACGCGAACCGCATGAGCGATCGGGCCGCAAGCGGGTTGGCGATGTTCTTGCCCAGCGTCTCGGCGTTCGGGGCGGTGGTCAGGTCGGCTATTGAGATGCCCTGACCGTAGTCGTCTGTTGCCATGGGGGCCTCTCAGGTCAGCCAGTAGACGGTGGGAGGGATGGAGACGATCGTGCTGACGCTCGGGCCTCGGTACTCGAAGTTGCCGGTGGTGCGCAGGATGCCGCGGAAGGCTCCGATCCCGGCTCCGTTGGTGCCGTGGGAGCCGGCGACGACCATGTCGTGGTCGGCGGCAGGCCGGATTGCGGCCGGCAGGGTCACGAAAACATCGCCGCTGACCAGGGTCGCGTTCTTGGTGAAGTGCCCTTGCAGGTGGACGGTGCGGCCGACGAGCCGGTACCTCGGCGCCTGATAGCCGGGCGTGGCCGAGAAGTTGGCTGCTGGTGTCAGTGCCGTCCACTCGCCGACGGAGGTAGCGAGGCGGCCGGTAGCGACCCAGTTGCCGAACGAGTTCTGCTCGACGACGACGGTGTCGCCGATGGCGGGGTCGACGAAGTGCGCGAGCCGCCGTATGCCGGAGATGCCAGCCGCGGTGAGGGTCCCGTCGCTACCGATGGCCGTGACGACAGCGGTCTGCCAGTTCCCCCCGCGGACGCGGGGAGTTTCGGCACCGACCGTGACCACCTGCTCGTACAGGGCGTCGGCCAGGTCGGCGACCATAGCTTGGGTTCCTGTCACGTTCCCTCCTTGGCGCTGATCGTCTGCATGGTGAAGCTGCCGCCGACTTCGAGGGAGATCGTGAAAGAGGCGATCTGGTGCAGCTCTTTGCTGCCGTCGGGATACGTAACGCGGATGACGTCACCGGCTTCCAGGGCCGGGTTGGGCAGGCTGGAGATGTCGGCGGAGGCGTTCGGTGCCTGCGCGGACCGGAGCAGCAGGGTGGCGGCAGCTGTGCATGCGCTCGTGGTGATGAGAGTGCTGGAGGAGTAGAAGGTGGGCCGGTGGCCGAAGGGCCCGGACCAGTACGTCGGGCTGCTCGGGTCGCTGTCGACGACGAGCGCCGACACGGGAGCCACATTCGATTCGGTGTTCTCGCCGCGGGCCAGGACTCCGTTGAAGACTCTGTCGGCGGTCATGCCTCGGCTCGCCGCGACGTAGGCTCCGCCCTCGCCTGCGTCCACGGACCACGCGGGCGTCGCTGATGACAGGTCTGGTAGCTCGGCGATGACGAACTCACCGTCGGGATTGCAGTAGACGGTGGCGCCGATCGCGGCGGCGAGCTCGAGGACGGCGCCCCACGGATCCCCTTCGACGTCCCAGGTCCGGGGCCCAATGGCAGAGTCCGACGCTGTGCTGGTGACGATGGCGTCGGGGATAGTCCGCTGGATGAGTGTGGTGATCGCGCCGACCGCAGTTCCCGATGCCCGGTAGGGCGCGGTGAACTTGTCGTCCGCGACGACGCATTCCAGGCTCTTGCCGTTCAAGGTGACCGGGCCCTCGTCGACGTCGCCGGACACCTCGTCGAGCCGGAAGACACCGAGAGGGACGAGCTCTTGCGTGCCGTCGGAGTACTCGACGCCGCGGGCGAGCCGCAGCCGGGCCCCATAGACGGCGAGCTTGTCGGCCGGGGTCCGGGGGATGAGGCTTGTGTCCGCGACGGTGACGGAGCAGGTGCGGCGGCATTGGGCGCCGAGGTCCACCGACACCTGCCCGCCCGTGTGCTCGAGATGTTCCACCGACCCATCGGTGCGGAAGAGGACCACATTCGTGATGGGAGTGTGGTCCTCGACGATCCGCTGCAGGAAGCGCGTGGAGACTGGATACATTCAGCCTCCGATCGGCCTGTTGAAAAGCACGTCTTCCCAGGTGGCGTACTTGGCGAGAACGTCGGCCCAGGTCGAGTTCTCGGTGAGGATGTCCTGCCAGGTGCGGCCGGCGGACGATGCGACGCCGACCGTGACCGGCATGTCGGCCTGTCTCAGCGGAAGCACCCATGCCCGCCACTGCTCGGGGGCGTAGCTGGTGATGCGGGCTTCCTGGACCTGACCGACGTTGACGTACATGTCATCGACGCCCATGCCGGGCGCCGCCTGCCACAGCAGCACCGTCCCAGGGTCGAGGAGCCGGTGCACTGCCGCCCGTTCGGCGTCGGTGCGCGTCCAGATGGACAGGGCCCCTTCGAGACCGCCGCGTACATCGGACAGCACGACGCTGTTGCGCCGGCGTCGCACGCGGTACTCGGCCTGGACGATGGGCCGGTCCCAGTCCGGGGCGGCCTCCACCATCAACCGCATGTTGCGCTGCGGATTGCCAGGGTCCTTCAGCCATATCTCGTTGACGTCACCAGGGTCGATGGTGACCGTGCTGCTGGAACGGGTGTCGGGCGTCTGGTCGCCCTCGTCGAAAAGCTCCAGGTAGTAGTAGACGGGGACGCCGAGGGGGGCCTCGTAATCCTCGATCACAACTTGGCTGACCTGGACGATCTCGCGGTTGATGAGCCCGTTGGCTCCGCGGACCAGGGTGCGTGTGCCGTCCGGGACGACCCGCCACAGTGTCATGTACTGGCCGACGGTGAGTTCCCGGAAGGTGACCGTCACCGAGCCGGTGGAGTCCACAGCTATGACCTCGGTGAGCGGGAGAGCCTCCCAGATCGCCGCCTTGTCGGCACGCAGGACCGATGAGGCGGCAGTGGCTGTCAGGGTCCACTCGAAGGCCACCTTCGCGGCGCCGGGCGGCGCCGTGAAGTCGTTGCTGAGGTACCACCAGCCCGGGGTGGGCGCGGTACCCGCCGGGTCGGACGTCAGGCTGATGCTGACTCCAGAGGAGTCGTACCAGCGCAGCGCCCGTGTGATCGTCCAGCCGCCGGCCGACACATAGACGCCCATCTGCGACCTGTATGACACCACCTCCGGGATCGGGTACAGGCCGGAGCGGATGACAGAGGTGGTGGCCGTGGCAGAGCTGATGGTCAGGGCATAAGAGCCGTCGACGGCAAACGAGCCCCAAGGGGTGGAGCGGGACAGCACGGCGGCTCCGGAGACGACGGTCCAGCCGCCGACTCCTGCCTCGAAGCTGGCGTCGCGATACGGAACGACCGACCCGGCGACGAGAGCGGAGGCCGCCGTGATCACCGCTGTGTCCGTGCGGAGGACTTGCCCAGCTGTGGCACCCGTCAGACCGAATGCCACGCTGGCAAAGGCCGCGGTCGCCGGCGCCACATCGGAAACGGCCTGCCGGTACCAGCCCGTGCCGGGCGCGGCCAGGTTGGCTCTGGTGGCCTGGATCTGGGCGTGCGAGGCATCGTAGAACCGCAGCTCAATCCAGGCAGTCGAGGCGGACGTCGGAGGGTTGAGGTAGGCGGTGGCCAGGTACTCCTGCCCCGGCGTGACCGTGGGCTGATCCGTCGACCGGAAATCCGCGTCACCGGACGACGTCACGGTCATCGTGGCCACGTGACCGCCCGCCTGGTACACGGTGGCCGACCACGAAACTGCCGGCACAGTCCGCGACAGAGTGCAGTTCGTGCCAGCGGTGTACTCCCAAGCCGACGCACGCTCAGAGTTCTCGGCGTTCGCGACCAGCAGGTTCCCGGTCGTGCGCACCGGCAAGCCGAGGTACACGTTCTCCAGGAACGAGTTGACGTTAGCCGCGGCCGGCGTGGACGAGAACACGACCTGCGCGAAAGCCGCTGCCTCCGGGGCAACGTCGGCCACCGCGATCCGGTGCCAGGACGCAGACGCCGTGGCCGTCGTCATCGACCAACTGATGCTGATCTCCGTCGATGACGACGTCAGCCAGCGGATACCGATCCTCTCCGGGACCGTGCCGCCCGCGGCGTCCGCGAACACCTCGTACTCGGTCCATGGGGCAACCGGGTACGAGGCGACGGTCCGGCACTGCATCTCGCCAGCAGCCACGCTCTTCATCACGAGGCAGCCGTCACCGACCCGGCCGCCTGTGCCCTTGTTGAGCGTGCAGTTCAGCTTGGCGGTCCAGCCCGAGATGGACGGGTCCATCGACGAGGTCGACTCACTGAGAAAGTTGCCGGGGATCGCCACCTGCTCACCCCCCCGATCTGCGGGCTCGGACCGTGGAAATCAGCTGCCGGTTGTGCTGGGCGACCACACCGCCGGCCCGGGCGTCGACATAGCCATGGAACTCGTACCCGTCGACCACAAGCGTCAGCGGATCCCCCGGCTGCAGACCGCCTGAAGCGGCTGCGACGGCCCGTTGGGCGACATGCCATTGGCGGGCCGTGAGGACGGCTTCAGGCTGCCCCGTAGCGTTGACGGCTCGCGTGATGCCGGGCTGGAGCCAGCCCCCCTGGTCGTACTTCAGCCCGTAGACGTCGGTGAACAAGGGGTCGCGGTAGCTGCGGGCCCGGTTGCCGACGATCACGCCGTCGCCTCCTCGGGACTCGACGTTGATGCCGTTCAGCGTCCCCGCGGTGTGTCCGACACCGGCATTCGTGATGCCGATCATGTACGGGCTCTTCGTACCCCGCCTCCACCCCGCCGGTGCGGCATTCCCTGAGAAGGCGCCCGTTGCCCAGCGGCGGTGCGGCTTCTGGCCTCGAATCACAGACTCGATGGCGGACAGGAAGCCGGAGCAGTCCCAGCTGGGATTACCGTTACCGCCCCACTGGTACGGCTTGCCGGCCTGCGTGCGCGCCCAGGACAGCCCTGCCTTGTAGCTCTTTCCGCCGATCCCGGCCGCGGCAAGCTTCTTGTCGGCTTCCCCGGAGAAGCTGAAGATGGCGCTCAGCATCCGCTTCGGGATGCCGCTGACCATGTCCCGGTACAGCGACGCCGAGCCGGAAATCTTGTCGATCAGCGGCCGGACCATGGAGTTCATGCCGGCGAGCGCCGACTCCTTGACGCCGTCCTTCAGCCAGGACACGCCGCTCTTGGCGAGGTCCAGGGTCTTGGATGCGGCGCCCTTGACCCAGCCGAAGATGCCGCCGTCGGCGAATCCAGGCAGGCCAAGCGCACGCTGCACGCCGCGGACACCACCGCCGCGCGCAGCCGCGTTCATCGAGTTGACGTAGCCAGGGCCGACAGCCCGGGTCCACTCCGGCCGCATGACGGCTTCGCCACCAGACAGTGCCGCGAGGTGTACGTCTCTGCCTGGCGTGTAGCCGGGCAGGACACCGCCCGTGGCGAACTTGAAGGTGTCAAGCTTCGGGGCGCCGAAGGCTCCGGCGACCTTGTTCCAGACGCCTACGATGCCCTTGTTGTAGACGGTGTCGACGACGAACTGGATGGGCTTCCGGGCCAGATTGCGGACCTTGTCCCACTGCGTGCCGATGACGTCCTTGGCTGCGGTGAACGCTGCGCCGAAGAGGCGGACAGCTGTCCTGCCCCTGTCCATGATGGGCTTGATCGCTTTGTCGTACAGCCAGGAGATGGTTGCGCTAATGCCGCTGATCGCCGGCGAAATCGCGTTCTTCCACAGCCAGGTGCCAGCTGCTCCCAGAGTGCGCAAGGTGGCGACAATGTTCGCGCCCGTCGGCTTGATCACGCTGTGGTACAGCCACGACGCGATGGACCCGATACCGCGAATCGCGGGGCCGATCGCGTTCCTCCACAGCCACATACCGATGGCACCGATGGCGCGGAAGATGGTGATGACATTCTGCCCGAGGGGCTTGATGCCGTTGTTCCAGAGCCACACCGCTGCCGCGCCGATGCCGCTGAAGACCGGCTTCAGGACGCCCCACAGCCATTCACCGACGGCGGCGAGCAGCCTGAACGCCAGCACGATGGGCGTCACGACGAGCACCACGATCGCCGTAGCGAGGATCTTTCCTGCCGTGGCGATGAACGAGAACACCGGGCTGAGGACGCTGGTCCACAGCCACGACGCGGCTGTCCCGATCGCCCGGAGCCCGACCATGAGGGCCTCGAAGCCGGGCTTGAGGTAGTTGTCCCACAGGAACGACCAGCCGGTCTGGATAGCCGACCAGACTCCCTGGACGATCTTCCGGAAGGTCTCGCTCTTGCGGTACGCCACCACAAGGGCGACACCGAGGGCTACCAGTCCGATCACGATCAGGGTGATCGGGTTCAGTGCCATGACGGCGTTCAGGAGAGCCTGGGCGGCGGCGAAGCCTTGCGTGACTGCTGTGCCGGCCAGGATCGCCGCCCGGTAGATGGAGAAGACAGCTGTCACGAGACCCGTTGCAATGGCCTGCGCGTTCAACGCCAGCGTGACGCCACCGATGAGGACAGCGAGCGGCGCCAGCCACAGACCCCACTCACGGAACCACCCGACGACAGCGCCCACGAAACTGGCGACGGCACGAATCCCCGTGATGAGGCCGTTCAGGGCGGGCAGTACGACGGCGGTGACGACAGTGCCGAGTGTGCCCATGATCTGGCGCTGGAGAATCTTCAGTTCTGTGGAGGTGTTGCCCCGGATGGTGTCCCCTACCCGCTTGGCGGCCCCGCCGACCTTGTCCAGGCTTGCCGCTGCGGTAGTGGGGTCAATGGCGAGTAGTGCCGCCCCAAGGTCCTCGGCCTGGGTGCCGAAGAGAGCGACCGCAGTCTGGGACTGCTTCACGGGGTCTTTAACGCTGCGCAGACGGTCCAGCGTGATGTCGAGCACGCCGTTGGCGGCAGCGCCGCCCAGGGCGAACTTTTTCGCCATGTCGTCTGCGTTCAGTCCGAGAGCCTTGAAGCCGTCTGCGGACGTCTTCGACCCGTCGACTGCGCGGATCGTGAACTCCTTGATGGCGTCTGCGGCGATGTCGGCGTCGCGGGCGCCGGCGGCGATGGCCTGGTTGAGGATGCCGATGGCTGTGGCGCCATCCAGGCCGGCCTTGCGGAACTGGGTTCCGTACTCGTTGATCGTGTCGACGAAGTCGCCCGCCTTGTCGGCCGACGACTGGAATCCTGCCGTGAGCAGGTCGAGTGCCGTGGCGCCGTCCTTTGCCAGGCCGGTGCGGATCATCTGGGAAGCCGCGTTGGCTGTGCCTGTCAGATCCTGCTCGAAGGTGTTGGCGAGGTCGGCCACCTTTGTGGTGATGGCCTCGATGCTCTTGGTGGTCGCCTTCTCCGGGATGAGCCCAGAGGACATGACGGCTCGGACGGCTGCCGCGCCGTCCTCGAAACTGTCGACGACGGCCTTCGAGTAGAGGTCACCGGCGACCTTGCCGGCCTGCTTGGCACCCTTCCCCGAAAGGCCCAGCTGGGCAGACAGCTTGTCGGACAGCCGCTCCTTCTCGACAGCGGACACGGTGGCTGCAACCAGCAGCGCGCCAGCGGCGATGCCAGCCGCCGCCAGCCCGGCCTTCCATCTCTCGCTGAACCGGCTGCCGGACTCCTGGCCTGCCTGGTCTCCCGCGTCGGCGGCGGGGCCGGCGAGCTGCCGGCGCAGCTCGTCGCTGATACCGCGTACCGAGGGGATGATCTGGATCGTTGCGTAGCCGACGTTCGGCACCGGTCACCTCCGATGTCGATGTCAGACGATTCGCCCCTCGGCAATCGCACGTTCCCGCTCACGCTTGCGGCGGCGGGCATCTTCCAGGCGGGCTACACGCTGCGACGGCTTCGTAGGCTCGAGCAGCCACCACCGGGGGTACGGTTTCGGCGGCTTCGGTTTGGCCTTCTTCTCGTCCGAGTTGGCTGTGATGAAGTGGTAGTCCTGGACGGTGATGGCGTCGAAGATGTCAGTGAGGATGACCGCCTCAGGGGTGGGCTCGGGCCGCCCCTCATTGATAGCTGTGCGGGTTCTGCAGCCGGGCGAGAGGCCCTGAACGTAGCTCGCCAGCTCCCGGTAGGTGAGGTCACCATTGGTCAGGTCGCGTAGGCGGACGCCGTACTCGCTGCGCAGGTCTGCCTCAAGGGCTCGGCCGTGCCTCCGGATCAGGTGCCGGAGGCTTCGGATTCCCCCGGCTCCAGCCCGCAGTGCTTGCGGTAGGCAGTGAACAGCGACTTCATCTTGTACTGCGGCAGCCTGACCTTGCGGAAGTCCTCCCACTGATCACCCAGGGAGATACGGAAGACGCCGGTCATCGCCTGGATTTCGCCGCCCTCGGCCGCCTCTACGAGGTCCCAGATGTCCAGGCTCTCGATGTGTGCGAGTTCCCAGCGCCGACCGTCGTAGTGGACGCGGAACGGAATGAGGTCGACCTCCGACTTGACCGCGTCGAGGTTGAAGTCGAACGGCTGGTCGTCGGCCGGCTTGGTCGCGGTTCGGGTGGTGGGCATGGGCTACTCGCTCTCTTCTCGCGGTTGGGGCTTGATGATCTGCACGGCGTCAGCAAGCAGGGTCATGCGGACCGTGCTGAAGCCATCCGGGTCCAGGTGGATGTCGAGGGGCTGCCTATCGACGAGCCAAGGGAAGGGCTCGCCGTCGACGAGGATCACACCGTTCGGCTGGATGACGATCTCCTTGGCCAGTTGCGGCTGCGGCCGTTCGCGGCGAGCGGCCCGCGCTGCGGCCTGCTGCACGAGGGCAGCCATGACCTTGCTGCGCTGGCTGCGTGGCAGTTCGGCGCCCGGCTGGATAAGGCCAAGCTCCACCGCCTTGGCGTTGATTTCGGCATCGCCGAAGTGGGATTGCATGTCGCGGCTCCTTGCCGTTCGGGAGGTGGTACACCGGGGCGCGGCCGAACCGCGACGAACTCCCGCACCCCGGCGGTTCATCAGGTGACGGTCACGGCGCAGGTGTCGGACTGCCCCAGGTAGGTGGCGGTCACGGTCGACGATCCGGGGTCGACGCCCGTGACGAAACCGGCCGAAACCGTGGCCGTCGTCGGGTCGGACGACACCCACGACGCCAGTGAGGTGACGTTCGCCGTGGTGGCGTCGTCGTAGGTGGCAGTGGCGGTCAGGGCGCCGATCTCGCCGTCGGCGATGCTCAGCGTCGCCGGGGTGACACTGAGCGAGGTCAGGATCGGCGTGGTCTGGCGGTTGAAGAGGACGCCGGCGCCGGTGGGGTAGATCGTGGCGGCGAACGTCATCGACTCGAGGTCGGCTTCGTTCTCGCCGTGGTCGCCGTCGAGGGAGACTTCCGCGTAGTTGGCGGTGATCAGGCGTCGGACCTTGTCGCCCTCGCGGGTCTCGAAGGCGACGAGCACCTTCGCCGGTCGGGGCACGACGATCTGCGTGGCGGACGAGCCGGGCCACAGCAGGCTGTAGGTCGTCTCGTTGTCCTCAAGGGCCGTGAAGCTCTTCGTCAGCTTGAAGTGGTTGCGTGATGTGCGGACGAGGATGCCGCCCCACGCGAACTTGTCGTCGGTGTCCTCGTCCCGCGACTCTGGGAAGCCCTCGTCGCCGTCGAGCAGGCCGACGAGGTCCCAGTCCACACCGAACGGGGTGTTGGCATCGGCGGGCAGGGCCGCGGACAGATTGGTCGAGATGTAGACGTCCGCGTCCGTCCACAGATTTGCCTTCAGCGGGTCGCCGGCCACGGCGTCCTCCTCATGTCAGTACAGGGGTTGAGTCGCAGTTCGGCGTGCTGGTGTCAGGCCGAGATTGGTTGCGGCTTGACGTTGGCGAGCACTGTGAAAGTCGAAAGGTCAACGCTGCTCACGTCGTCCACAGTGGGCAGCGGTCCGGTACCAGGGCGGCAGCCACGGATCACGTCGCCGGAATGGACCAGCAGCAGGGCCTGGCAGAGCATCGCCAGGTCGTGCGCCAGGTCCGCGTCCTCGTGCCAGACCGTGACGCGCAGCGTGCAGCGCGAGTTGGCCATCGACGGGTGCGGCAGGTCGCCGTCCTTGCGGACGAGCACGTAGGGGAGTTGCGGCGTTTCCGGGGACCGGTCCCCCGGGACTCGGGTGCCGACCGTCACCCCGAAGACGTGAGGCTCTGGGCGCCCTGCCAGGGCCTCACGCACCACCGCCGCTCCCGCGGACTGAACATCCCCAAAAACCACCAGCGGCTTCACCGCTGCCACGCCCTGACTTCGAGCCCGGCAAACGATGCTGCGCGGGTAAGGATTCCGTCACGTGCCTGCCATGCCATCGCCTGAACGTCGGCGACGACGACGGTTGCCGCGCCACGGTCGGTCGTGTACTTACGGACCTCGATCGTCGTGCCAGATGGGACGAGGACTTTCACGTTGTCGGCGACCTCCTGCGCAAGGCCGTCGATGAGACCCCGGACCTCCTCGCCACGGAGAACCTCCCGCACGCCAGCCGAGTCGAGACGCCAGTCGATCAGCATCAATGCCTCCTAACCGGTGGCACGGACCATCACGAAATCGATGTGATGCACCGTGTCGGAGAACAGCTCCGGCCAGATGCCGACCTCGCCGTCCACTTCGAAAACCTGGCCGTTCCACTCGATGCGGTCCACGGCAGTGATGTCTGGGGCAGTGCCCTCTGCGGACTGGACGCGGTAGCCGGTGACGCGCGCGTCCCGCTCTTCGTCAACGGTCTCGGCCTGCGAGTTGGGCTGGATGTTCAGTCCGGTCACGGTCAGGCGAGACACTGCAGAAGGGGACCAATCGGTGACTGTGTTCCCGCCCCGGTCAACTCTGGTGCCTGCCCGGACCCGGACTGCGGTCTGATTGAACATCACGCTCGGTCACCCCGGTTCAGCTGGTACTTCTCGACCATGGCCGACCACTGGGCGGTCACGCCGGTTGCGGCCTGCGCGCCGTAGGTCACTGACTGGGATCCGACCGTCTTCTGCTGGACACCCGGCTGTACTGCGTAGATGGCGCGGGCCTGGTCGATGACGACTTCCTGGATGTCCTCCGGGATCGTCGCGTAGCCGTGCGAGTAGGTCACCTCGATGCAGCGCAGCCGGTCCGGCCACGAGCCGCCCAGACGCCGCAGGAACCCATCAGCAGACCAGGCATAGGCAACATCGACCTCAAGCGCCTCGCCGTCCAGCTTGACGGACGCCACGGCGGTCACTGGCGCCGCGGGCAGAAGAACCGACTCTTGCCCCCGGCCATCGAGGACGATCGTGTCGTCGGTCACCAGCGACACAGGATGGCGGACAGCGCCCCGGAACCGGCGGGAAGCTGCGTTCAGAGCGGAAAGCAGCTTTTGATCGTTCTCCAGGACACCGAGCCACACGGCGAGCTCTGCCGGATCGGCCAGCGGGTCAGTCGCCACCACCCGTACCGCCGTCCTTGTCGGCTGCAGCGGTGCGGGCCTTGTTCCGGGTGTTCCTGGCCTTTGCCGGAGCCTCGGACGACTCCGCCGCGATGGCAGTGTCCGCTTCCTGGTCTCCCCCGAGGACACCCATCCTTCGGGCGTCGTCCTCGTTCAGCTTCATGGTGGTCTTCACGCCCGACGGCGTGGTTACCTCGTACTTCTTCAGTGGTCCGCCCACGACGGCCACCTCCATCCGTCTATCGACAGCGACTGAATCCGAGGCCGTGCCACAGGCGGCATGTTCCGACGCGCACATAGGGCATCGGCCTCGGATCAGCTGCGAGTTGATGAGCGTCACGAGCTCTTGAGCAGACCGGCCGCGCGGAGAGCGGCCAGCAGGGCGTTGATCTTGTTGGCGCACTCGGTGGCCGTAGCGGACGCCGGAGTCGGGATGTCGGCGACCGCAGCGGCCTGCTGGCCCTCTCGCGCCTTGCCGGCGTCTTCGTTCAGGTAAGCCATGACCTTCCTCCTTACGCGCTGGTGAGGTCGATCTCGACGAAGGCATTCGGCTGGATGACGCCGAACGCGGCGCGCATCTCGGCGAGGATCGCGACCATGTTGCGGATGAAGAAGTTGGCGTGGCTGTCCGAGATGGTGATGGACGCCTGCTCGCGGTCCCACAGGACGGCCTTGCGGAAGTCGCCGACGTAGCCGGTGCCGGCCGGGACGGCCTCCGTTTCGATGACCGGCAGGCCCCACAGGGTGCCGGCGGTGCCGAGCCCGGACGGGCCGCCGAAGTAGAAGCGGGCCTCGTTGTCCTGGAGGAGGTCGATGGCCTCCAGGTCGGCCGGGTTGAACAGGTACGCGTTCGGGGTGGAGCGGCCGACGAGGCGGACCTTGGTGCGGGCCTTGCGGGTCGTGGTGAGCAGGTTGCTGTCCCACGCCTGCGCCTGCACACCCGATACGTTCGACAGGCCTTCGAGGTTCTCTCCGGTGCCGTCACCGGACACCATCTGGTCCTCGAGCTCCTCCTCGAGGCCGTACCTCAAAAATGCGTCGATGATGCTGCGGACCTGCGCGGCGTCCGACAGGGCCCGCTTGGTGAGAGGGATCCAGTGCGCGATGGTGCGGACCGGGGTAGTGACCTTCGCCCACGCCAGCGCCGACTCCGGCTTGACGCCGTTCACGGCGTTCATCGTGCCGGGGTCCGCAGTCGCCGTCGACTCGGCCACCGGCGTCGCGTTGTTCGTCTGCGACGTCATCCGAACGTACTCGATGGTGTCGGACGTGGTGGTCAGGTTCGTGACCACGTCCCGCAGCCGCAGGGGCCGCTGGAAGGCGAACTGACCGAGCTGCAGGCCGCGCATGTCGTTCGTGACGAACGCTCCGCCGGACGTGTCCGAGCCGCCGGTCACGAGGGCCTTGTAGCCGACGGGACGGGACTGCACACGGTGGTCCTTGCCGAACACGCCGTTTGGAGCGCTCTGCATCAGAGCCTGGTACTCGCCCGACTTGACGAAGGTCTCACCGAGGCTCGACTTCGCGTCAGGGAGGATCAGCCCGGAGGGGGTCCGGCGATCCCCGGACTTCTCCTCCAGCTGCACGCCCTCGCCGAGGTCGGCCAGGGCCTGCTTCATCGTGGCAGTCGCCTTGGCCTTCTCCAGGCCGGCCTTCGCCTCGGTCGCCTTGGCCATGTGCTCGGTGACCTGGGCCCGCTCGTCGTCGGTGAAGTCCCTGCCCTCGTCGTCCGCCTTGGCGGAGATGCTCTGGGCCTGCAGCAGGTGGTGCTTGAGCTGGGTCTTCAGCTCCTCGATCTGGTTCACGGCTCTCCTCAGTCCGTAAGCGAGAAGGACTCGGCCGCCAGAGCGGCGAGGTCCGATTGCAGACGGAGCGAGGCGGGGCTCGGGCCGGCCGGTGCTTCCTTGGCCGCAGGGGTCTGCGGCGAGGGCGTCACGGGCGGGACAGGCGTGGCCTTCTCATCGTCATCAGCGCTGGTTGTCAGGGAGTCCAGCAGCTCCTTGGCGAGACGTCCGATCTCCCGGACGCGTTCTTCGTTCTTCGCCGACAGCGTCCTGCCGGCCTTCGCCGCCATGGCCCCGTTCAGGGCCTGGCGAAGCTCTTCGGTCTGCGCTGCGGAAGCGCCTTCGACCGCGACGCGCATGGTCACGCCGTCGCTGCTTTTCACGTCCAGCAGCTCTGTGGCCTGGTTCGCTCCGATCAGCGTGGGTCCGACCTCGTAAAGCTTGAGCTTGCGCAGCTCGTAGTAGCCCTCGCCGTCCTTCTGGTCGACCCACGCTCCCTCCTCCACGTCATAGGCGAAGGAGAACTGCGTGACCCTGCGGCCCTTCAGCAGCTTGTACACCTGGGCGGCCTTCGAGCCGGGTTCCGTGTCGATGCGGGCCTTCACCCACAGACCTTCCGGCCGCTCCTCCGCCTCCAGGACCTCCCCGATGTGGTACTCGGGATCGTGGGACATATGCGACCACAGAACGGGGATGGGGTCGCCGCGGCCCTTCCACTCGGCGAGCGTCTCAGCGAACGCCCCCGGTGTGATCTTGTCGCCGACACTGTCGAGGTTGTACGCGGCGACGATCGCCTCGAACGTGCCCTCTTCGGTGCCCTCGTGTTCGCCCGCCGCCTTGATGCGCACGGGGCAGCTCTTGATTCGCATCGTCACTCCGTTGCGTAGTCGAGACGGCACTTACAACCTGCGGTTTCCTTGGCCTCGCCCTTGCCGTCGCCGGGCCATCGAAGACCGTTGCTGAAGACGTCATCCATCGAGACGGATTCGCCGTCCTGGGCTCGGTGGGACGGCCGCGGATTGTTTCCGCCCGTCCGCCAGATCTTCTTGCGCAACCCGGACGCGCCAGCCGCATCATGCGAGCCGAAGCCCCGGGCCTCCGTGCTCACCGTCGAACCGCGGACCGTCGCCGCGACCGCCCATACATCAGCGGCGTGACGCAGGTTTTCCTGCCACCCGTCGCCACTGTCGTCGACCCCCGCCACCGCGTTCCGGCCGGCGTGCTCGTGCTGCTCGGCGTGGGTCTCCGCAGCCGCCAGCAGCCAGGGCAGCATCACCTCGGGATCCCAACCGGACGCTTCCGGGTTGAAGTCGTCCAAGACCCCCCAGGCAGCGAGCTGCGCAATTCGGTACCCGTGCTTCGCAAGCAGGGCTGTCAGCTCGGCAAGACGGTCCTCGGAGCCTTCGTCCCACCAGGCCAGAAGATGCGGCATGGCGGCGGCCTTGGCTCTCGCTCGGGAGATCAGGCGGTCCGTTTGCCGCTTCGTCCACCCCTCCAAAGCGGCGACGAAGGCGTCACGCTCCTCTTCGAAGTCGCCGAGGTCGTCGGGCCTGCTCGGTCCGGCCGCCTTCATCAGCACCAGGCGGCCCCGCGCTTTTGGGAGCGACGCCTGAGCCGGGTCCGGCGCAGTGTCGGTCGGGGACGCCATTCCGCCGACGAGTACGTTCATCGGGGTGATCATGTCGTCGCCGCCTTCGATGGCGGGCAGGTTCATCCGCGCTCTGGCCTCGTTCCGCAGCAGCCACGGCGCCCCGACAGCGGTCTGCAGCTGTGCCGCCTGTTCCTCGAAGGAGCCGCGCAGCTTCTCCTGAAGGTTGAACTCGACATACACGCCTTCGCTGTCCGGGAGGTCCGGGATCAGCTGGAGCCCGATCTCCTCCTGGATCATCTGCAGCCACGGGCCGAGGGTGTCCTGGTAGAGGTGCTGGTGCTGCTCCTTGATGTTGGAGAAGGTCGCGTTGTCGAGGATGCCGACCATCGGGAGAGGGATGTGGTAAGCCGCCGCGACCTCCTCGCGGGTCAGCTTGCGGGCCTCGATGTACTGCGCCTTCTGCGGATCGAGCGCAAGCTGCACGTAGTCCATACCGTCCTCGAGGATCGGCGTCCCGCCGGCCGAGCCACCACCCGCGGTATACGCCTTCCACGACTCTCCGAACCTGGCCCTCGCTGTCGGCTCCCACTTGGGAGCATCCGCCGGTCGCTTCAGCACCCCAGACAGCCGGCCGCCGTTGCGCCACATCTGCTCACGCGACCGCGTCGCCTCGAACTCCTCCTGCAGCATGCTGCGCAGAGCCTCAATCGGCGACGATCCCTCGCGCAGGTCGTCCGGGTCGTAGCCATGGAAGTACACGACCTGATCCGGGCTGAGCGTCAGCGTGCCCTTCGCCCCATGCACAGCGAACACCTCAGGCTCCAGCCAGTTGTCGCCCTTGATCTCCATCCGTGACGGCGGCACCGGAATAACGCCGAGCAGCTCACCGGACTCCATGCGAACCTTCACCCAGAACGCCTTGTCGTAGATGCCGATGTCCGACACCAGGCGCTCGATCAGTCGGTACCGCGTCAACCGGGCCCCGGGTGCCGCAAGGATCCGAGGCAGCGGATGGTCGGTGAGCCGCTCCCGGTCCGTGTCGGACACCCGCCTGTACGCGTGCAGACCCAGCTGGGCGATGTTCCGAGCCAGGAAGGACACCACGGTGCGGATCTGCGGCTGCTGACGGTACAGATGGCCGTACTCATGGAAGACGTCCGTGGCTAGCTGGACGTACTGCGGAGCCAGAAGAGAGGGGGCTACGGATACAGAACCGAGTTGCCCCTGGGAGACGACGAAGACCACGTCAGCCTCCCGTCAAAACCTGGATGAAGTCGACCTTCGACCGTTCCACGATGACCTCGCCGTCCATCGGCGTATCCGCCGCCCCGTGCTGCATCAGAACCGCGTCCTTCAGCACCAGCAGCGCGCCGCGCTTGGCCCACAAGACACCGGCAAAAGCCCTGTCCTGCAGATTCACCACCACCCGCTTACGGATGGCGGTACGACGCCACGGAAACCAACCCCACACGGCAGACCTCCTGTCACAGGACCATCAGGTCGCCGTCTTCGTAAGCGCTCTTGACCGGCGCCTCGCGGGTCATCGCCTCGGACATGGCCGTCACCAGCGCCGACACAGCGTCGATCTTCTCCGCTGAGCGCGCCTTGTCGGGTTTCACGTTCCCGGCCGAGTCCATGGCGACTGCCAAGTTGTCGACCATCCACGTCACCGCCGGGTTCCCGCCGTGCCGCAACTGCGGCACCTCAGGTGTTCCTTTCAGCAGCAGCCGCTGCAGTTCCTTCAGCGGTGGCGACATGGTCACGAAGCCCTGCCGGACCTTCACCATGGGCGCCTGCGACTCGGCCAAGTCGTTGGTCAAGGGAACCGCCGACCACGGGTCGAAGCCGATACTGCGGACATCGAAGGCGTCCATGTCCCGCTCGATCTGCACCTTGATGAAGTCGTAGTCAGCGACGTTCCCCGGAGTCGCCACCAGAAGGCCCTCACGCACCCACACCGATGCGGCGCCAGCCGTGCGTTGGTCCAGAACGTCGACGTTGTCCTCCGGCGTCCACAGGCGCCACAGGGCGTCGAAGCCGCCGTTCTCGTCGTCCGGGAACAGCCAGCACAGCGCACACAAGTCGGACGTCGCAGCAAGGTCGAGCCCGCCGTAAGCCTCGCGGCCCGCCAGCTTCCTCTCGTCGACCATGCCGGCGTTGCGATGCCAGGACTCCAGCGTCAGGAACTTCGTCTCCTGCTTCGTCCGACGCCCCAGATGCAGACGCAGGAACTTCGCCAGGTCCGCAGGGCTCTGCTTCGCCTCATCAGACTTGGCCTGCAGATAGGCCCGCGTCGGAGACACCCCGTAACCCGGGTTCGCCTTCCTCCATGTCGCCTCGACATGCGGATCATCATCCCGCTCCGCAGCCCACACCACGCCGTACACCGACGGAGCCTGGAACACCCGGCGGGCCAGCTTCTCCACCCGCTGCCGCTTCCGGTCATACACCGACTCCCGCTTGCCGGAGTCGGCCGTCGTGATGATGCACACCAGCGGCTGCCGACGGGATCCCGTGCCAGTCTCGATCGTCTCCACCAGCTCGGGAGTCTTGTGTTCGTGCAGCTCATCGACGATCGCGCAGTGAATGTTCGCGCCATGCTGGGCGCCGGCCACCGAGGCGATCGGCTTGAAGTAGGAGCCGCTGCGCTTGTGCAGGATCTTGTCCTTCAGTGGCAGCACGTGCCGCTTCAGCGCGGGCGCCGCCTCCGCAAGCTTGCGAACGGGCTCGAAGACGAACCCGGCCTGCTCCTTTGTTGTCGCCGCGGTGATGACCTGGGCGCCCTGCTCGCCGTCCGCGCACGTCATGTAGATCGCGAGTCCGCCGGCCAGCGTCGACTTGCCATTCTTGCGCGGCACGTCGACGTACAGCTCGCGGACGATCCGCACGTAGCTCTTCGAGTCCTCGTCCCAACGGACCCAGCCGAACACCGGCGCCAGGATGTACGCCACCTGCCACGGGTCAGGCTTCAGCGGCTGTCCCGCCCACTGCCCCTGCGTGTGACGCAGCAGGGAGAACGCGTGGATCACCTTGTCGACTCGCTCCGGGTCGAACACCGCGCCCGGCGCCTCACCTGGTGACGGCGTCTGCACCAGCGGCGGGCAGTCCGGCAGCGGGATGTCACGCTGCATCAGGTACCAGGCCACCTCGGGCGCCAGCTTCAAGCGCTCCAGCTCGTCCGCGTCCGGCAGGTCAGGCGAACGGGTTGTCGTCCTCGCCGCCATCGTCGGCCCCCCTCGCCAGAGCCTGCTCCGACGACGGGGTCAGGCCGAAGTGCGCAGCGAAGGAACGGAGCTCGCGGCCTGCGTTGCGGGCGATCCCCACAGCCGGGTGTGGCAGCGTGCCCTGCTTCGCCTCGATGGTCAGCCCCTCACGGTGCTGCTTCCGGATCGCCGCCACGTAGGTGGCCCACGTCTCGCAGTAGGCGGCGAGGACGGCCCGGTCCTCCTCTTTCAGGATGTCCAGGCGCTGAAGGCCCGGGACCACCCGCTTCCACTCCGCCTTCGCCTCGGCGCTGAGCCAGGACGGCGGGTTGGGGGCGATGCGCCGGAAGGCCGGCCCCGGGTTGACCGGGCGCCCTGCCGTGTCCTTGCCCTCCGACCGCCCCTTGATCAGCTTCAGGGCAGCGGGCTGAGCGGTACGGGCCATGATCCAGACCCCCTATCGCCGATTCTGTGC